GGCTGAGCATGGCCCGCCAATCAAGCGTTGATCAATTGCCGGAGGCCGTCAAGGAATGGCTCGACAAGTCGCTCGTCGCCAGTAATTTTTCGGGCTATGAGCAGCTCGAATCTGCCTTGCGCGAGCGCGGCTGCACGATCAGCAAATCCGCCATCCACCGCTACGGCCAGAAGATCGAGCGCAGGTTCGCCGCAATCAAGGCCAGCACGGAAGCCGCGCGCCTGCTCACCGAGGGCGCGGCCGACGATCAGGATGCCCGCTCGGAAGCGGTGATCGCCCTGGTTCAGACCGAGATGTTTGAGTCCATCGTCAACCTGCAGGAAGCTGGCGAGGAAGACATTGATCCGACAGACCGGATCGGGTTGCTCTCCAAGGCGGCAAAGAACATCGCCACCCTCGCGCGTGCCAGCGTCGGTCAGAAGAGGTGGCGCATGGAGGTGGAAGCCGAGACGCGCAAGAAACTGCTCGCCGAACAGGAAGTGAAGCTGCAGGAACTGCGCGGCGCGGACGGCATGAGCGAGCAGCTCGAAGAGCGCATCCGCCGCGTGTTACTGGGTAAAGAATGATGGCTGGCGACGCTATCCGTGGGCTGGTGGCCACCAGCGCGCCACGCAAGATCGATCTCGCCGAAGAGATGGAACTGCATGGGGTGGTGGTGCCGCAAGAGATCGGCGACGCAATCCCTGGCGGTGAGGCGGTCTTCCTGCCCTATCAGCAGCGCTGGTTTGAAGACCAGGCACAAATCATGATGGCGGAGAAGAGCCGCCGCACCGGTCTCACCTGGGCAGAGGCCGGGCGCAACGTGATCAATGCAGCCAAGCCGCGCAAGCGCGGTGGCTGCAATACCTTCTACGTCGGCAGCAAACAGGAGATGGCGCTGGAATACATCGCCGCCTGCGCCTTGTTTGCCAAGGCATTCAATCAGCTGGCCCAGGCCGATGTGTTTGAACAAACCTTCTGGGACGAAGGCCGGAAAGAGGAAATCCTTGCCTACATGATCCGGTTCCCGAAATCCGGGTTCAAGATCCAGGCGCTCAGCTCGCGCCCCAGCAATCTGCGCGGCCTGCAGGGCGATGTGGTGATTGATGAGGCGGCGTTTCATGAGTCGCTCGAAGAACTGCTCAAGGCCGCGCTGGCCCTCACGATGTGGGGTAATAAAGTCCGGCTGATCAGCACCCACAACGGGGTCGACAACCCCTTCAACCAGTACATTCAGGACGCGCGCGAGGGCCGCAAGGACTACAGCATCCACCGCATTACGCTGGATGAAGCGATTGCCGAAGGGCTCTATCAGCGTATCTGCTACGTGACGGGTCAGACCTGGTCACCCGAGGCCGAGAAGAAGTGGCGCGATGATCTGTACAAGAACGCGCCGAACATCGAGAGCGCCGAAGAAGAATACGGTTGCGTGCCGAAGAAGAGCGGCGGCGCCTATCTGAGCCGCGTGCTCATCGAGCAGGCGATGGTGGCGGATCGTTCGATCCGCATCTATCGCTACGAGGCGCCGGAAGGCTTCGAGAGCTGGACGCCGCAGATGCGCGAGGCCGAGGTCAAAGCCTGGTGCGAAGAGAATCTGTTGCCGGAGCTGGCGCGCCTGGATGCGAACGACCGCCACACGTTCGGCGAAGACTTTGCCCGGCGCGGTGACTTGACGATCTTCTGCCCGCTCGCCATCAAGCCGAGCTTGCGCAAGCGCGTGCCGTTCGTGGTCGAGCTGCGCAACCTGACCTACGAAGCGCAACGCCAGATCATGATCTTCATCTGCGACCGTCTGCCTCGGCGCGGGGGGCTGGCCTTCGATGCCACGGGCAATGGCGGCTATCTGGCCGAGCAAGCCGCACTCCGGTACGGAATCGCGTCGGTCGATCAAGTCAGTCTGAATGCGGGCTGGTATGCGCTGTGGATGCCGAAGATGAAGGGCGAGTTCGAGGCCTGCAATCTGGAGCTTCCGCGCCACCAGAACACGCTCGACGATCTGTTGCACATCAAGGTGGTCGCGGGCATCCCGCTGATCGACAAAGGGCGCGACAAGGATCTCGAATCTAAGGATGGGAAAGGCCGGCGCCACGGAGACTTTGCCGTGGCGCTTGTGATGGCCAACCGCGCCACCTGGATGACCGGCGGCGCACTGGATTTCACGGAAGTCCCGCGCACGCCTCGCGGCATGGACAGCATCACCGCCGGTGACGACGACCTGGACGACCTGATCATGGAGCAACAAGCATGGTAAGCACCCCCTCCCGCATCCTTGGGCCGGATGGCAACCCGATCCGGCAAGCCACCCTCGACGAGCCGCAGACATCCACGCTGACGGCGCTGTACCGCGAATTCGCCGGCCACCCTTCGCGCGGTCTCACGCCCTCACGACTGGCACGCATTCTGGATGCCGCCGAGCAAGGCGACCTCATCGGGCAGTACGAACTCTTCGAGGACATGGAAGAGAAGGATGCTCACATCTCAAGCGAGATGGGCAAGCGGCGCCGCGCCTTGATCCTCGACTACGACGTGGTCCCGCCGCGCAACGCCAATGCACGCGAAAAGCGCGAAGCCAGCGCGCTGGAAGACTACCTCGCCGAGATCAACAGCTTTCAGGACATGCTTTTCGATCTGACCGACTCCATCGGCAAAGGCTTCACGTGTCTGGAATACGGCGGCTGGCAGACCGTTGAGGGCGTGCGCCTGCCGGTGTCGATCACGTTCAGGCCACAGACCTGGTTCAAGTTCTATCGTGGGGTGCAGCAAGAGATCCGCTTGCGTGACAACTCCGCGGATGGCGCGCCGCTGAACCCGTTCGGATGGATCGTGCATACGCACAAGGCCAAGAGCGGATACCTGGAACGTTCGGCGCTCTTCCGCGTGCTGGCCTGGCCGTACCTGTTCAAGAATTACAGCGTCGGCGATCTGGCTGAATTCCTGGAGATCTACGGTATCCCGCTGCGCCTGGGCAAGTATCCGTCTGGCGCCAGCGAGAAGGAAAAAGGCGTGCTGCTGCGCGCCCTGGCAAGCATCGGCCACCGTGCCTCTGGCATCATCCCGGAAGGGATGGTGATCGAAATGCTAGATGCGGTGCAGGGCGATCCGGCCGCATTCGATCTGATGACCAGTTGGTGCGAAAAGGCCGTGAGCAAGGCAGTTCTGGGCGGCACGCTCACCAGCCAGGCAGATGGGAAATCCAGCACCCACGCGCTCGGCAATGTGCATGACGAGGTGCGCAAGGACTTGCGCGACTCCGATGCGCGCCAGATCGAGACGACGCTCACACGCGACCTGGTCTATCCGATTGCCGTGCTCAACGGCATGGCACAGGGCGGCCTGCGGCGGTGCCCGCGCTTGCGTCTGCGCACCACCGAGACTGAAGACCTCACCACGTTCTCGACGGCGTTGCAGCCGCTGGTGGCACTCGGCATGAAGATCGACCGGCAGTGGGCGCAGGAGCGCGTGGGCATTCCAGAGCCGGACGAAGGTGCCGACCTGCTCGCCGCGCCAGCTGCGGCCACGCCCGCTCCCGCCGGTGCTGAACCGGTCCCCGCAGATTCCGCTGCGACGGCCGTTGCGGCCGCCAGTGCGCAGCTATCCGTTTCCGTAGCCAACGATCCGCCCGCACAGATGGTCGCGCGGCTCGACGCCAATCTTGCCCCGGCCACCGCAGTCTGGATCGAGCAGATCAAGCAACTCGTGGCCACAGCAGATTCCCTCGAAGCGATCCGCGATGGCCTGGATGCCCTGCTGCCCGACATGACGTTGGACCAGTACGCGGACGCGATGGCGCAGGCGCTGGCCGCTGCGGCCTTGGCTGGGCGTTACGAGATCCTGCAGGAAGCCGCCAATGGCTGATGCCGCCTATGGCAGTTTGCCGTTCGCCGAGCAGAACGCGTTCTTCCGCCGCAAGCTGAATCTCGCCACCAATGGCTGGACGGACGTCTATACCGCCGAGCATGACTGGGCGTTCGTGGTGGCGGGTGCCAACCGTGACGACCTGGTGGCGGACTTTCGCACGGCAGTAGAAAAAGCCATCGTCGATGGCACCACGCTTGAAGACTTCCGCCGCGACTTTGATCGCATTGTGGCCAAGCACGGCTGGAGCTACAACGGCGGACGCGGCTGGCGCTCGAAAGTGATCTACGAGACCAATCTGCGCAGCAGCTATCAGGCCGGGCGCTATGCGCAACTGATGGCCGGGGACTGGCCTTACTGGGAGTATGTCCACAGCGATGCGGTTGTGACCCCGCGCCCCCAGCATCTTGCGTGGGACGGAATGGTGTTGCGCCGGGACGATCCGTGGTGGCAGGCGCACTTTCCCCCCAACGGCTGGGGCTGCCAATGCACCGTGCGCCCGCGCAGCGAGGGCGATCTCAAGCGCCTGGGCAAATCGGTGTCTGAGGCGCCAGAGGTGAATCTTGTGCAGCACGTGATCGGCCAGAACAGCCCGCAAGGCCCGCGCACGGTGACTGTGCCCGAAGGCATCGACCCCGGCTTTGAATACACGCCAGGGCGCGCCAGGCTGGAGAGTGCCATTCCACCGGAGCGCGGGAATGTCCCCGGAAGTGCCGGAGGGCCAGGCTTGCCGAATCGTGGCCCGCTAGAGGCACTCCCAACGCCACGGCAGTTTGATGCGGATCGTTTGCTGC